TAAGGGCTTTTGAACATATGTTGCGCATTGTGGATAACTATCAGGTAAACGTTCGGCCAACCGCATGAGGTGGATAACTCGGCGGAAGAGTTATCCACAACTCGCCGGCAAACGGCAAGCTCGGACCACATAGGTCGAAAAACCGGCTGTAGCGAATGAAAATCTGCCATGATCGTGGCCTACCCGCACACAGTGCAGTATGCGGGGAAACGTACCAGGAAAGGACGAATGATGATAACGACATGGCGGCAACGGGGCATGGCCATCGTAGCGATGCTTACCGGTCTGATAATAATGGTGGGAGTGGTGTTCGGCTCGGCGAATACGGCGTATGCCGCGACGTTGACGCCCGCCGACGAAAGATATCACGTGGCGTTTCCATACAACGATATGGAATATTACGTCGGTGTCGCGGTGCTGGACGCTTCGGGCAACAAGTACTACTGCATCGAAGCGGGGAAACTGAGCGACTATGTGATAGGCCCCACCCCGGTGCTTGCCTCCGATGAGAACGCCCGGCGTATGGCATGGATCCTTGACCGGTACCGCGACACGGATGCCGCCACCCATGCGGCGATCGGCATCATCGTGCAGGATCACTTCGGGCGCGATCGGGACGAGTGGGCGAGACAGATGGCGGTCATTCAAGGCCGGTACCCCGAGATCGTGGCGAAGGCGGCCCGGATATGGGATCAATCGGCCGGCAAGACGCCTGCGGGCACGACGGTGGAACGCACCGATGCCGAGGCTTTGCGCAGCGGTTCCATCTCGGTGAAAGTGGTGAACCGCGCCGGTGACGCGATCGCGGGAGTGCCGTTCACCGTCACCTTGCAGGGGGCGGCGCGGTTCGTCCAAGGCGGCAACACGTTCTCGGGGGTGTCGACGAGCGCCGGGTCCTCGATCGCGTGGGAGGCGACCGGCGCCGGCGAGGTGACGGCGAACACCACATACGAGTATGGGCGGATGCACGTCATGGACAGCACTCAGGACATGCTGGCCTTTGACTCGATGGCTTCCACTGGCGGCGCGTCGACGACATTTCGGGTGCGTAAGGATTTTGTTCCGGCGGTATCCACCAAGGTCTCCGAGAAGGTGCTTGATGTGGCTTCTCCGGTGTTCGATGACGTGACCAGTGGCGTGGCGGATGCGGACAGTTATTGGGTGCCCGATTTGGAATTGCAGGCCCGCGGATACTATTTCGATGGTCTTGATACGGGCGATGTGGGCAATGTCATTACGCCGAATGCTCAAGAGAGCGCCGATGCTTTTCTTGCGCGATTGGCGACTTTGGGTTATGAGCCGGTGGCCTATGGCAAGGCCTCTTTCACCGGGGTGGGGCCGCAGGCACGTGTGCAGGCCATGACCAAGCCGGATGACGGTGCCGCTTACCGGACCAAGCAGAATAGCGGTTTTGGCACATGGGTATGGGTGTTTCGGCGGTCCGAGCAGAGCAAACAGGCGCAGGAATACCTTATAGGCGACTGGATAAGTCCGTTTATGGAGGCTGCGGAAAGCAATACAAGTCGCAGGAAGCTAGAAGTCATGTCGACGGTCACCGAGCATTCGGCGGATATCGGTGCCGAGCTCAGCGACACCATTACCGTATCGGGATTCCCTGCGGATCATGGCCAGTATGCCGGCAACGAAGAGTATGAGTTCGCGGCGGATCGGCCGTATGCGACGGTGAGCGTATGGTGGTCCGGCGATCCCGACAACCCCTCCAACGATGAGGCGTACAAGCCATCCGGGGGAGAGGTTCCCACGGAAGACGACAACCACCGGTTGCTGGCCACCTGGGAGATTCCCGCGATGAACGGCACGTTCAAAATCGGCGCCGGGGCGTTGGACGCGCATGGCGCTCCTATGTATCTGACCGCCGAACGGCCTGGGTGGTACGTGTTCGTCTGGCGGTTCGAGGGGGATGACCGTGTTTCCCCGGCGTCCAGCCGGTATGACGATGCCTGGGAGCGTGTGCGGGTGTTGCCCCCATGCGAGTCGGAGAAACCGTGCGAACCGGAGAAACCCGAGACGCCGCCGGCGCCGGCGGAGGCAACCACGCCCAACCCTCGCCCGTCACTGCCCGTCACGGGTGGCGATGTGTCGCTTGCTTCGGTTCTGGCCGTGTCAGCTCTGGCGATAGGCGCCATACTGTCCATCGTCGTTCGGTGGCGTCGTCGCTATGACCGATTCAAGCACTGGACGATGCGCTGGCCGATACGTTGACCCGCTGCGGCATGATGCCGATGATGTCGGCTGGATGGTGAACCACACTCCGCTTCTGAGCAGAAGAACGGGAGCTGGGCACGAAGTCGATCGTAACATACGACTTGTGCCCGGCTTCCGCTTCGTTGAGAAACTTCACGCCTGTCGCCTCCCGTGGATTAGACAACTGAAGATCCGCGATGAAAATGACGAGACGTTTATGATCGCCGACTTCCCTGGGCACCGTAGCTGCCTGATCGCCTTTCATCCATATCGCCACGGTAAACGGAAAGGCCGCTGATTTCGGTACCGAAATCAGCGGCCATATAACCACGTTCGTAGCGGGGCATGGATTTGAACCGTGTTCCTCTGGGAACATGGTTGCCCAGAGGAACACGGTTCAAATCCATGACGGCCGATTATCGGCGTTTATTCTAGCTGCGTGACCGGTCTTGTGGTGTGATGGTGCGCCATGGGTATGAAACGAACGCCACCGCCGGCGTCATGGGCGGAAGACATCAATGATTGGCTTGAATCTCTGAAGGCGGCCGGTCTCAGCGATGAGACGGTGCGTTGCCGGCGCTGCAAGATGACCAAGGCCGCACGTGACCTGGCAAAGACGCCTTTGGAAGTCACGGCCGAAGACATGGTGCATTGGATGGCGGCGCAGAAATGGAAACCGGAAAGCCGCAAGGGGTACAGAAACACGCTGAGCAGCTTCTACGGGTGGATGCACGCCACCGGACGGCGTGGCGACGATCCGAGCGAAGAACTGCCGAAAATCAAACGACCGAAACCAAAGCCGAGGCCGTGCCCAGACAAGTACATCATCGCCGCTCTGCACAAGGCCACCGAGCGTGAGCGGGTCATGGTCAGACTGGCGGCGGAGTGCGGATTGAGGCGCGGCGAGATAGCGAAGGTGCACAGCCGCGACGTGATGGACGACCTTTTAGGCAAATCGCTGATAATCACCGGCAAGGGCGACAAGCAGCGTATCGTGCCGCTGCCGGACGATCTGGCCGATTACATCGAGCATTGCGGCGGCTGGCTGCTTCCCGGACGCTGGGGCGGGCATGTCGAACAGAGCTATGTGAACCGTCATATCTCGAAGCTGCTGCCGGCCGGCTGGGGGTGCCATAGCCTGCGACACAGGTACGCCACGAAGACCTATGAGCAGACGCACGACCTGTTCCTGGTCGCGCGTCTGCTCGGGCATGCGTCGGTCGAGACCACGCAGATATACGTGGCCATGCCTGACTCGCGACTGCGTGAGGCGCTGGACGCGGTTATCCTGGGAGCCTAGCTTTGCGTCTGCGGCTGTGGCCGCCACGCTGCTCAAACAGGCCTAAATTTCAGGCGATGCGTTTCATGGCTTCGATGAGGCGGGTGGCCCAGGGTGCGGTCTTGCTGCCGAACTTGAAGCACGGTATCGTGCTGCCTGTGGCCTGCTTGTAGGCGTTCTGGATGGCGGTCACCTCGTCGGGGTGGCTGAGGTTGTGGATGTGGGAGCCGTCCCAGTAGACCAGTCGGTTTTCGTCGTTTGGTTGGATGATTGCGGCAACCATTTCTAAGTCTCCTTCGGTGTAGTCCGGCGAGCCGGTCGCCAGAATGTTGTTGGCCTGGTCGATGATTTCCTGCCAGCGCAGGGGGTTCGGGCATTTGTCCGGGCAGGCCGGGTGCGTGTAGGGGTAGATTTCGCGGTGCAGTCTGACGTTCTGGCCGTGCACGAGCCGTTTCCAGCCGTATCGTCGAGCGATGTCGGCGCACAGGCGGGCCGATGCGGCAACGCAGGCGTCGGTGTTGGCCGCGAGGGAATAGCCGCCCTCGTGCTCGATGCTGATGCTGGCGCTGTTGCCGTAGCTGCCGTTGCCGTCGCACCACGCGGTGTTCGACTCGTCCACGTACTGGTGAACCTCGCCGGCCGGCCCGACGCCGTATGTGCTCGAAGCCTGATAGTCGGGGCGTTGGAATATCCGGTCGGTGCCGGCCAGGTATCCGGCCATGATATGCATGGTGATGTATTGCACGCTTTGGGCGCGGCCCGCCGTGTAGTTCGACGAGCCCACCCATAGCGCGCCGGCGTATCCGGTCACTGGTCCTCCTTGTGCAGGTCGGCGAGCCATGCGGCGGTGAGCACCTTCAGTTCGCCGTCCGTCAGTCCCTCGGTAGCCGGTGTCGTGGAGGCTTCGGCGTTCCGCTGCGCGGCCACGGCGGTCTCGCTGTGGTCGGCCGTGGTGATCTGTTTCGCGGCGGCCTTCTCCCGCACGGTCACGTCGTGACCTATGGCGGCCTGCGGCGTGATGACGTTATGACGCCACCACGTCCACAGCGTCACAGCGAACGCGAGCACGGCGCTCACCGCTGTACCCGCCTGGCTGTCCGTGAACGGCAGCGGGTTTATGCCGGCCAGCGCGAGTGCCGCGTTGGTGGTGGTGACCAACGACGCGGCCAGCACGCCGACGCTCTTGATTCGTTCCGTGGTCAACTGTTTCATTGTTTTTCCTTTCATTGGTGGTTAATCATGGTCGAACAGTCCGTCTGGTGGTTCCGGCGGCGGTGGCGGCGAGCGGCGGTAGATGGCGTCCACCAGTTCGCGGTTCCACTGCCACAGCAGGGCGTTGTCTGTCTGCATCTGCTGGGCGAGCCGGTACGCCTCCATGCGGTCGCGTGCGGCGGTCACGAGCTGCTGGGCGAACGCGCCCAGCACGGCCGCGACGACGCCGACGATGGCTGTCAACAGGTCCTCGTTCATATAATCCTTTCGTTGGGCTATGGATCGCAGGGTTATGAGTTCGGCGTAGTCGACGCAAGCACCGATCAAAACGGTGTGGTCACCGTCGATTGGGTCCGACACTCCACGTCTCCTCAGGCAATGCTGGTGATGCTGGCGACTACGCCGACCGATGATCTCGACCGATTCCTGAGCCCAATGGTGTACGAGCTGACCAATAATGGCGCTCAGGTCAGGTTCCGCAGGAACGATAGCAACGCCTGGGCCGGCAATCAGCCGACGAAGTTCTACTGGCTCGCCCTCTGGAAGTAGGTCACCAGATGGCTAGGTAAGAGAACGTGAGCGGCCAGGACTCGGCCCAGTTGTGCGTGTCCAGACGCCAGAAACGCACTTGGAACTCGGTGGCGGTGATATCCCACACTATCGGGTTGAAGATTCTGGCTCTGTCGTCGCCGTCTTGGTTATTTCTGACGCGGGTTACGAGCACGGCCTTGGGTTTGGTCTTGTGCTTGGCGAACCTGACCGAGGCCGCACCCAACTGTGTTGTCTGGAGGGTGACGGTGCCGGACTCGTAACCCTGCGTTATCGCGGCGATCTGCGATTGCAATGAGTCGATTTGCGTGTTCTGCGCGTATTTCACCCATGCCGAACCGTTCCAACAGTAAGGCCCGTTGTTATTGCCGTCTGAGGTCACGTAGCCGGTTTGGCCGGTGGAGCCTCTCATCGTGGCGAGACTGGCGAGCGTGCCCGCTATGACGGGCTTCACGCCCTCGACGGTCGAACGCTGGTCCACCAGTTTCAACGCGGCTTCCGTGGTTTCCGCCGCCTTTCGGAAACCAGCGGCCGCGTTCGATACTAGGTCGCCGCCTTCTATGTAGCTGATGCCGTAGATGGGTGTGGTTTTCATTCTTGGTTTCCTTCCCAGTTCGGCCGGTCGATGCCGGTCGTGCTTGTCGGTTTGTCGAAAACTGTGAACCCTGTCAATTCCGCGAACGTGAACACGCATTGCGCGAATGTGGCCGGCCAGTCCGCGAAGTCCTGCCAGCGCATGCCGGTGTTCGCTGTGGAGTCGAGCGGGTACATGGTCGCTTCATGGGTCATGCCCCGCTTGTGGGTGAACGTGATACGCCCGCCGATGGTCGTGAACGCGCCGGAGAACGCCGGTCGCCCGTCCATGCCGGTCAACGTGCTCAAACGTATGCCGGTGATAAGCACGGGACCGGAGGGTTCGGGACGGAACAGGTGCGGGAACGACACCGGGTCTAGGTTCGTTCCAATGAACTTAATGGACTCGTTGCGCAGCCGGGTGTCGTGCGTGACTATCCACGATGCCGCCGCCTGCCGTTGCGCGTCGGACGGGGCGAACGTGCCGCCCGTGTGCAAACCGCCCGAGTCGTCGCCGGCCACGGCGTCCGAATCGGCCGTGACGCTTTTCTGCGTGTCAGTGAGCCGTGTGGGCAGACGGCTCAAATCCGTGTAGACGGTTTCCATGTCGTCGTATTCCACCACGCCGTTATTGTTCTTCGCGCGTTTGGTTTTGGCCACGGCCTGCGTGACCGGCTCCATGATGGACAGTTCCAAATCGCCGGCCACGAGATTCGCTGGCAACGCGTCACGGTGTTGGCCGTCCACGAGCACGTACGGCATGCCATCCACGAGCACGTACGGCATGCCATCCACGCCCACATGCACCTGCACCGATCCGGCCAACGACAGCGGGCGGAGGGTGATGGTTTCACCCTTGTAATGCTCGTACCATGCGGGCGCGGGCATGACGTGCGCGTACATGCGCGACAACAAGTCAAGTTGCGACGGGTAATCGTCGGTCTTGTACGTGGCGACTGCCGGGGGCAATTGCAACGATTGGGGTTCGGCTATGGGAGCGCCCGCCTGTTGGGCGCGCTTGTTGAGTTCCGCCAACCGCGCGGCCGGGGTGCCGACCCAATGGCGTCCCGCGTGCTTCGCCTCACCACTGGTGGGGCCTTGTGATTGCAGGCGTTTCCACATGACCATCAGGCTTGTGGCGGTCAAATGGATGCGCCACCTGTTGCCCAAGTCGGTGACGGTGCCGCCATGGCCTATCGTGCCGATGAACAGGGTGGGCACGTTCTCGCCCGGAGCTTCTGGAGCCGTGGGCACGTATTGCTGGTGCAGTTGGGCGATGGTGCCGCGTATCCGCTCCCATGCGCCCATGCTGTCGGGCAGCATGTCCCACGTGGGTTCCGCGCTGAGTTGCACCAGCACGCGCGAGCCCGACAATGTGACGGCCTTGCCGGCCAAGTCGCCAGCCCGGTCGATCAGGTCGAACGTGAGCACCGCCGGATCGGGTTGGCTCACGGGTTCGTCGGCTCCCCACGAAATCGTGAAATCATCCAACGCGGCGATGTCCTGCCGATGGTCGTTGACCGGCTTCCACCCGTCGCCGGTGTCCAAGTACATGAATGGTTGTTGTGCCATCAGCGTCGCACACCCTCGTAATCGGCTAGGAGTTTGCGGATGGCCTTGGCGGTGCCGTCCGGGTCCGCCACGGTGCCGTCGATGTGAACCTCGTAGTTGTTGACCACGGTCGTGCCCGCCAAGCCCGCCCGTGTTCCGTTGAGCATGGCGGACATGCTCGTTGACGCTAGGCTGATGTTGACGGATGCGATGGCGGTCCTCACCTTGCCTTGGAAACCTGTTTCAAGTCCCTGGGCGAAGCCCGCCATGATGGCTTTGCCGTGCGGGATCAGCAGGCGACGGTCGTAGCTGATCGGCCCCTTGTGCGAGGTGATCCAGTCGGCTATGCCTCCCACGAAACCGGCCACGCCGTCCCATGCGCTTTTCAATCCCCGGAGGAAACCGTCTATGATGCTTTTGCCGGCGTTCACGAGCAGGCCGCCCACGTTGCCCAATGCGGAGAGGATACGGCCTGGGATGCTGGAGAAGAAGCCGACCACGCCGTTCCATGCGTTCTGCGCGCCTTGTGCCGCGTTCTGGAAGAACGCGCCGATTCTGCCGGGCAATGATTGGAAGAAACCGATTATGTTGTTCACGCATCCGCCCATGAACGCGGTGAACTGGCTCCAGATGTTGCGGCCGGTTTCGGTTTGGGTGAAGAACCACGCCAGCGCGGCCACCAACGCGCCTATGGCGGTGACCACGATCATGATTGGGTTCGCGTTCATGGCGACGTTCAACGCCCATTGCGCCACTTCGGCGGCGGTCGCGGCGATGCTGAAGCCCTGCAACGCGGCCACCACGGCGCTGATGGCGCTGGCCACCTTGAACGCGGCGAGTCCGCCGCCGATGGCCACCAGCGCGCCCGCGATGGGTTCGGCGTTCGCGCTGACCCAATCACCGAACTGGGTGAGCTTGTCGGCCACCGCCTGGATGATACCGGCCGCGCCGTTGAACGCGTCGCCCAACTGCGTGCCGATGCTTCCCGCGTCGGACAATCCTTGCAGTCCGGGCGCTATCGTGGTGGCGATGTCGGAGAACGCCTGGCCCATCGAGCCGAGCGCGCCGCCCACGGCCTTCACGGTGTCCGTGAGGGATTGGAACGCTCCGGTCTTGCTTATGGAGTCGGTGAACTGCTTCAATCCTCCGGTGGCTTTCGCGGCGAAATCGCTCACGCTGTCGGCGGCTTCGGTGAGCGCTCCGGTCACCGTGGGTTTGAACAGGTTGAACGCGTCTGTGAGTCCGCCTGTTATGGCGGCTTCCAGATTGCCCAACGCGCCTTCCATGGTCTTCGTGCTCGATGCGGCTTCCTTGGCGACGTCGCTCATGCCCAAGTCCATGATGGCCTTGTTGAACTCGTCCGCCGATATCTCGCCCTTTTCCATCGCGTCGCGGAAATTGCCCGTGTACGCGCCGTTCTTGAGCATGGCTTCCTGGAGTTTGCCCGAAGCGCCGGGGATGGCGTCGGCCAACTGGTTCCAGTTCTCGGTCGTGAGCTTGCCCGCGCCAGCCGTCTGGGTGAGCATCATCGCCACGCTTTTGAACGTGTCGGCGTTGCCGCCCGCCACGGCGTTCAGGTTGCCCGCCGCCTCGGTCAAACCGGTGTAGTCGCTGATGCCGTTCGCGGCCAACTGGGCGGTGGTGTTCTGTATCGTTGAGAGGTCGTACACGGTGCGGTCGGCGTAGTCGCGCGCCGCCTGTGACGCCTTCTCCACGTTCGACGTGTCGATGCCCGCGAAGTTCATGGTCTGCACGAACTTGTCGGTGCTGTCGCTCATGTCGATGACAGCGCCGCCGAAGTCCTTGAGCTTGTCCCACAACGCGGTCACGCCCTTCAACGCGGCACCGCCCATGAAGCTGCCGAACGCCGCCGCCTTGCTGGTGGCCTTCTGGAACGCCTTCACCGCGTCGTCACTGTTGCCGGTGATGCGCACCGACATGATCGCGCTATGAGCCATCGTTTTCCTCCATTCGTTCGGTTTCGTCCTGCAATATCTCCACCGCCGTCGCCCAATCAAATTCGCTTGCCTTCTCCCTCCACTCCCACGGGGTGCCGCCGAAATAGCGGGACAGCAGGCAAGAGAGACGGCCTAGCGAGTCGTCAGGCCACGCGGTCAGAGCGTAGGGTTTGCTGGTTCCGGGTCTTTCTGTTCGAGCGCGATGTCGTCCACGGTGTCATCCACTCGTCGAAGCCGAGCGTGGTGTGACCGGCGTTGCGCATGGCGATGAACGCGAGATAGTAGGACTGGCGGATTCGGCTGGCGTCGCCCGCCGCCCATTTGTTGATCTGGGCGTGTTCCTCGGCCTGGCACAGGGCGCGCGGCGTGAGTCGCGTTTCCTCGGTGCGGCCGTCCGCGTAGGTGACTTTCACGATCTGCATGATCTAGGCTCCCTTTACTTCGTTGAGTGTCTTATCGATGAATTGCCTGTAGACGCGCTGCCACGCGCCTTCCGTCGAGGCCACGCCGTTGTTGACGAACAGGCGCGGCTTGATGCGCCGGGCTGGCCACCCGTAGTTGATGACGCCCGCATAGGGCACGCTTTTGCTTCCCGCGCGGATGACACCGGCCTTCTGTGTCGCCCCGACACGGATTGATGAAGCCAACCTGCCGTTCTTGCCGCGCGGCGCGAGATTGCGCACCGCTGGCAATGCGATGTTCGCGGCCTGCCGGTTGACTTCCTTGAGTTCCTTCATGTCCGCGCCCGCCTTGCGCATGGTGGACACGAACCGTTTTTGGCCTACCACGTAGGCGGCTGTCGCGGACATGCTAGTTTCCTTCTTGCGCGGTGATGGTTCCGCTGTAGGCATCGTGGCGGAGGTCGGTGACGGGGAAACTGAAATCGTTGGTGTTCTTGCTTTTCACGTCGCCACCGATGCTCACGGCGCTCACATTCACGTTGCCCGTCCACTTGATCTTGCCCTTGGCGTTCGGCACCCACTCGAACGGCATCTGCTCGCCAGCGTGGTCGAAACACCACGCGCTGAGGTTGTCGGCGCCGAAGTCGTCCACGATGGTGCCTTCAAGCGTCCAATCGGTGCTTGTGCTGGCGTCCTGAGAGCCGTCGAGGAAATTGATAGGGTCGTCGGTGTTGTTCGACGCCGCCAATTGCACCTTGGTGACCTGCGCGCTGAAGTCGCGCCCCTCACCCGTGTCGGTGATGGTGAGCTTGCCCGGTCCCAATGTTCTGATTGCCGCCATGATTGTGTCCTTTCGATTACATGGGGTTGAGTGTGATTTCGTATGCGGCGAGCGTTCCCGCGCCCGCGAGGTCGAAGCCGACTGGAGTGGCCGTGGCCATGTTCACGTCCGCCTGGTGCATGATGTCCATGGCTTCTAGGATCAGGTCGTAGCCGCGCTTGTTCGTGTTCGCCGTTCCCGCCACCGCGAGAATCTTGAACGTCACGTTTGGTTCCAGTTCCCAGCCGTCCCAAGCGATGTCAGGCGGCATGATGACCAAGCTGACCTTGCCCGGCGATGGTTTGACCAGTGACGGGTCTGTGGTGACTTGGAGGATCAGGCCGTGCCCGGCTTCGGTGATGCGTTCCGTGAGCTGTTCGGTGAGTTCGTCCACTCGGCTCATGCGATGCCCAATCCTGCGGGCAAGCCCGCCGCCCTGAGCTTCGGCCAAGCGGTGCGCAACGGGTCGGTGGGGATTCTGAACGGTTCCACGCCGTCCGTGATTCCCACGATGCCGTTTCTCGCGTCCTTGGCCTGCCACAAGTCCAAAGCCACCGACAGCGTGCAGTCGTCCACCACGTCCTTCGGGATGCCGTAGCCATCCACGTGCGGGGAGAGGTAGGCGCGTGCCGCGCGGAGCCTCGCGGCCAAGGCCGGACGGTCGTCGGTGTCGAGCGTTCCGGCCTGCCTTGCGAGTTCATTCAGAAGTGGGTCGTCCGCCATCAGGCCGCCGGTTTCTCGGCCACGTTCAGCAGGGTGCGCACCGCCGCCGCGTCACGCGCCTTGAGAATGTTCTTGCCGATGTCGGTCGCGCCGCCGAGCGTGTCAACGGTGGTGGCCTCCGGTGCCGTCGTGCCGCCGACGGCTGCGCGGAGTTCATTGATCGCGGCGATGATGGTCGGCTCGAACGCGGGGCCATACGTGTCTTCGGGGATGTTGGGTAGTTTGGTCTTCCATTCCATGGTCGGGTTCCTTTCTGTCAGGCGTTGGCGAACTTGATGGGCAGTATGCCTTCGGGCAAGGTCACGCCGAACGCGGCGTAGCCGTACACGCTGAAGTCTTTGGTGAGGTTGAGTACGTTGTCGTCCTGGAGCTGGAACGGGCTGTTGCCGTTCTCCCACACGGTCACGGCTCCCTTGTCGAGGAACGCGGCGGTTCCTGCGGCCGTGCCGGGCATGAGCACCACTGGCACGCGAAGCAGTGAACCGGTGATGTCGGTCGTGTCGATGCTGCCGAGCCGGTCGATGCCGCCGCCGCTGATGTCCATGAAACGGTCGCCGTCGTCGCTCAGGTGGGCGATGGCCTTGAACACGTCGCCGGAAACGCCGAGATAGTCCAATGATGTGTTTCGGTCTTCAACCTCAAGGCGCGCGTCGATGATGATGTCGAGCCAGTCGTTCGGGGTCATCGCCGTCAATGCCTTGCCCGCGTCGATTTTGTCCGAGGCGGACACGTCACCGATGGCACCGTAGAGGGCGATGCGGGTGGCGGCTTCGGTGTTGCGCGCGTACGCCTTGACCAACGCCTCAAGGGTTTTGTCCAAGTAGGGCACGCTGGCGCGTTCGATGGCCTGGCGGCTCAGGGACGTGTAGCCGCCGTAGGTTTCGATGGTCGCGGTTCGTGCCCCGATCTTGATCTCGCCATAGGGGAGGTAGTCGCCTTCCTTGGCCTGCTTGCCTACGGTGGTGGTGTCCTCGGTGACGATGGGATAGCTCAGCGTCTCGCCTTCGTCCGGCAGCGCGGCGTGGGACACGAGGTTGGTGATGCGGCGGCGCTGTTCGAGGATGCGAAGCGTGTTGCTGATCCATACCGGCTGCGGGTCGCTGTTGGCGAGCACGCCGCCCGTGTAGTCGCGCTTGCTGATCTGCTCGTAGTCGTTGCGCGCCTGTTCGTCGCCCTTGGCGAGCTGCTTGAGCAGATGCCCGTAGCTGCGGTAGGATGCGGCGGGATTCGAGCTGCCATGGTTGTTCATGGTGGCTAGGCTCGCCTGGATGCTGCGCAGCACGTCGGCCTGTTCGGCCTGTTCCGCGCGCACCTTTTCGATGGTTTCGTTTTCCATGTGGTTCCTTTCCTGGCTGTTCTCGGTATTGAGGTTGCGGTGGTTCTCCACCTTGGCGTTCTGGTATGCGGGCCAGCTCACCAAACTCACTTCCAGGAGGCGCACGCGGCGGCGGTGGGTCACGTTGTTTTCGTCGCGTTCGTCCTCCAACGGGACGAATCCGACGCTGAGCGAGTCCAACGCGCCTTCGTCCATCAATGCCACCGCATCGTGCCCAAGCTGGGTGTCAGCGATTCGTGCGGCGATGTGAAGCCCGTCGTCGCGGTTCTCTGCCGAAGTGATCGCGCCGATCAGTTCGGCGTGCTGGTAGCAGAGCTTGGCCGTGTCGGCGTTCTCGAAAACGGTGTCACGGTCGAACGTTTCCGCCCCGTCCCACGGGTCGTTGTAGATGTCACCGAACGGGACGGCCACGCCCTCGATGCTGCGCCCGTCACCATCTGATGCTTTGCGGAGTTTCAGGCCGCGGTAGGCGATTTCCTTGCGTTCGTTCATTCGGTTTCCTCCAAGTCGTTCGATGGTTGCGGGGTTGGTGCGGCGGGTAGTGGTGGCCTGCCTTCCATGGCGCGCGCCTCATCTACGGTGAGCACGTTGCACGCTATGAGAATCTGGTAGGTTTCGGCCTTGGTCTTCGTGTCGCTTCGGCGCATGCTGTCCCAGTCGAGTTCCACGCTGGTGCCGCGCGGCAGCACCTCACCCAACGCGAGTTCGATGGGCTGCGCGTAGGCTTCAAGAGTGAAGTCCGCGAACTGTATCCATTCCTGTTCGATATTGCTGTAGGTGAGGTTCGAGCCTTCCACCGCCGCGAGCATGAGCGAAGCGGGGATGCCCAACAGGCGGGCTATCTGCGTGGAGTCGAACTGCTGCGTCTCCAGAAACTGCATGTCCTTGGGACTCAGCGCCAGCTGGGTGTATTTCAGGTCGCCGGTGAGCACCTTCACGTCATCGACGTTGCGCTTGAAACTTTCCTTGACCTTCTCGGCCACTTCGTCGTTCAACGGCTTCGCGGTGCTGATGATGCCCGTGGGATGCGTGCCCTCGGAAAAATACCTTGATTTGTAATCGCGCGCGTCGATGGCTCCCTCGATCTCCTCGCGCGCCGCCTCGATGGGCCCCATGCCGCGCAACCGTCCCGGCACCTTCAAGAATCTGAGATGAATGATGTCGTTTGACGTGTATTCGCGCCCCATGTACCAATAGCGCTTGTCGGGGTTGGCGATGTCGCCGCGAGCGTCGGAAACGCTCACCAACGCTGGCGGCAGATTCCGCAAGCCGATGGTTGAGCCGTCCACGCCCTTCAACCTCAGCCAGAACGCGTTGCCGTTCAACGCCAAGCCCATGACGGTTTCGCTGATGAAGTCCGCCCGCCACGTGTCGGGGTCCGGGCGTTCCACGATCCGCGCGGGTTCCACGGCCATGCCATGCCGCAACTGGCGCACGGGCAAGCCGCTGACTGCGGTCTGCAATATCTGCACGCCTCGGAACACGACCGACATGTTCAACGGGTCACGCCCGGCCGGACGGCGGAACGGCGCGGTCGCCACGCTTGACACGCGATTGGCGGAACGCTTCACCGCGCCCCACATGTTCGCCATCATCTCTCGTATGCTCATGCCGGACATGATGCGCGGCATGGCAGCGCCACGCCAAAAAATAGCGGCCATAAGCGGCCATAGCGGCCATAAGCGGACACGTCGGCCACGTTTTAGTACACTCCGGGCGGTGTGTCGTCGGGCATGTGCGTCAATCCCCACAGGGCGAGCGTCGCGGCCTCGATGGTCGGCGCGTTCACGCCCTCAGCCCTGTTCCACAGCCAAGCGTCACCACTCATGCGCTTACCGGCCAAACCCGCCTCACGATCCATGTCTGAATCGGGCGCGTGATTCACCGCGTGCTGATCCAACGCGCTCATGAACGCCTGCGGCGCGGTCACCGCGTCAGCCGCCCTCATATCCACAAGCTCGTAACGGGCTATGCCCCATTCATCCAAGCTCAAACGCAACCGGTCGGCCAACGCCGCGGACGGCCCACGCATGTCGATGCAGATGGGCGCGTGGTAGCGTTCCTGCAATTCCCTCAATCGTTCCGGCGCGCTGCCGGTTCCCGGCAACACGTCCACGACCTGCAACAGGGGCACGGCCTCGGTCTCGATGCATGCGACTATCGCGGTGCCGATGCCTCCCATGGCCACGGCCACGCCGAAACACACGCGCCCGGTGGCCTCAGCCGGATCTATAGCGTTGGCGCTGGTGGACTGCCACAGTTGCGGGTCTATCGCACGGTCGATGATTCCCGAATCCCGCAAGTTGCCGAAGGCACGCGCCCAACCCGCCGCGTCCTGGCTGAACTGACGGCGGAAATCGGCCAACTGGTCGTAGTCGAACAAATGCCCGGCACCGGGATGATGCGCCCAAATGTTGTCCAAGTCTTCGGGATCACTGCCGAACGGTATACCGAAATCGAAGAAGCAGGTTCGTCCCATGGGTTCGCCCGCGTCCATCATCGCCCGCAACTCGTCAAGCTTCGGATTGAAAAACGTGGATTCCGCCGTGCCCTCGGTCGAACAGAACGTGAGCCGTGGCCGTACGCCGGTAAGCTTCAAACGCGTGGTGGTCGTGGGAAGGAAACCGTCCAGGATCGCCTTGGCCTTGTCGGCTGGCAGCGCCCAGCATTCATCCAACGTCAGCGAATCACCCTGGAAGCCGTGGCCGCCACTGTCGGTCGTGCCGCCCGGCTGTATCGTGCTGCCGTTCTTCAACGTGAGGCACATGCTGCCGTTGCTCATGCGCTTGGAAGCGGCCAACGGAGCCAGCGGAGACTTGTCGAAACCGGTGATGTACTCGCGGAACTGCTGGGATGCGTCCTTGCCGGTCTGCGCCAGATACCACACACGACGGTTCGGCCCCCACAACGCGTTGCGGGTTTCGGTCGCCCGCTCGCGCGTGGTTTTCCCGGCCTGCCGTTGTACGGTGAGCACCAAAGTGTCGTAATAGTAGGTGCCGGTGTCGGGGTCTATCTCACCGAACACGTCGGAAACCATGCGCTGCCATGGCAAGAACGGGGTGCCCAACGCTTCGGCTATGCGGGCTTCCTTGGCGCCATCGGTCGGACGCGCAAGGTTGCGCGGGGTCGCGTAGCGTGGTTTGAGGCTGGGGGTGGGTTTGACGCTCATCTCGCCATCGCCGCCATGAGTTCCTCCAGCCTGTCGTCAGTCTGGGAAGGTGTGGACGGGTAGATGGTTTCGAGCTGTTGGATGTAGCCGAGCAGGGAGGTCATGTTGCGGCTTATCTCGCGGCCACGGTTGTTCTGCGCGTCGATGTTGCGCGCGATGCTCAGCATGCTCGAATACAGGAAATCGGCCATGGCGTTGTCCGCCTTGCCTTCCCTGAACCTGTTGATGAACTTCTCGGTCGCTTTTTCCCGCGGCCCCTTGACGATTCCGGCGTCCTCCATGCCGTCGAGTCCATGGAACTCACCCATGTTGTTGCCTCCAAACCAAAATTGTTGTAGATTCCCTAATTGGCTAACGAATCAGTCCGAAATCGTGGGTTCCGTCCCTGTTTTCGGGCTTTTTTTATTTGGTTTGTGGGGATAAGAAAACGGTGGGCGCGGGGTATCGGTGGTGCATTGCGGCTTAAAAAACGGGCGGCTACCAGCGAGGCCGCGCCCGAACCGGCGGCGAAGAGGCCACGACTGGCGTGGTTGGTTCGCCATCGCGTAGGCCAAGGCTCGCGAGCCTCGCGCGCCTCGCCTTCTGCCTTGAGTCTATGCCTGCCTGGGTGATGCCGCTCCTGTACCACTGGCGCATGCTGGCCAGCTCACGCCGTCCGGCCTTCAGTTCCTCCAGCCGCTCCACCACCACGGGCTTGCCAGGATCACACACGTGTATGTCGTAGTCCAACGCCAGCCATTCGTCCAATAGGCGCGGGCTTCGCTGTGTGCCGGGCATGACCTTGACCAGCCACAGGCTCACGGGTTTGGCCAGCGTGACCGCGTTGCGATAGGCTCCCTGCCATGCCCCGGCCACGAGGTCACGCACCGCGTCGGGCACGGGCGTATCGTCCGGCATGCCCGGCATGAGCGCGTCCGCCAACCGGTCGTAATCCACGATGATGTCGCCCGGCTGCATGTGCTCCAACGCCCACGTGGTCTTGCCCGCGCATGGCGGACCGATGACCGCGTGGATCACGCTAGGCCAACCGGATAGTATGCGTTCACGACGCAAGCCGTTGCAATGCCTGCACGCCCGCCGTAGATTCTTGACGATAGTGGGGCCGCCGAACACGTGGGCACGATATGGTCGGACGTGTCGCCCACCTTCGTGCATCCCGGCATGTCCAGCCAACAGTCGTTGCCGTACCTTGCCACAACTTCCGCGCTTATCGCGGGCGGCACCCTCAAACGATGGTCAACGCGCGGCATGATGCGCCCTGAACCTTTCCAAGCCTCCCAGCGGATACCTGCACGTGCGGTCTGAATACCTAACATACGCGGGACCGATGTTGCGGTTTCGCCACCTGCGCATCGTGCGGGTGCTCACTCCCAAGTATTCCGCCGCCTGAACCGTGGTCAGATACTTGCCCGCCATCAACGAGTCCACGCCTTCAACGACTGGATCAGGTCGGCGCGGCCGAACACCTGGCGGCCACCCACGCGCTTCGGCTTCGACACGATGCCCTCGCTCACCAACTGCTGCATGGCATGGTCGCCGTCCGGGTCGGTGTCACGGCTGATGCAATCCAAGTGGAGAATCCTGATGGCGATGGAACGATCCACGGTATCCGCTCCGGTGGTGTCGTACTCAAGCCTGGGTAGATTCCATTTCACCGCCTTCTTCATGTCCTTCGCCCTGATGGCCTTGCTGGTCACATGCTCTCGACGGTACTTCTTCTTCACCTTTCTGCGCTTCTGCTCGCTGGTAGGAATGTAATCAACCGCATAGCCCATGATGTTGCCCCCAATCTCGTTTGTGGATAAGTGGATAAGTCTCTGAATGAATCGTTTGTAGATTTCGGATGGTGGAAGGTTAGAGCGGGGAACCCTAAGCGGAAAAACAAGAATCCGAAGATTCCTGAATTTCCGAAGGGTTCCCACATGCAAAGCATTTCGGCATGGAGCCAAGGCCGTCGCATATGGTCAGCGGCACAATGCCGCGACGAAGGTCAACGCACGTGCCACCCCACGCATGGGGTCGATGGTGCCGCTTTCGTCCCTGGGAACACGACACGTGCGTTTAGCTGCAACCCGCACGCCTCCCCGCTAGGGGCGCTTCAACCACCACGCCACACGTGGTGTGTTTGTAACGCGCTGGGCAAGGCGCGGCCGGGTGCTTTATCCCGCCTCGCACGCAACCGACGGTCGGCGTGGTCAAAGGCATATTCGGTTATCGACGGCGCAAGCCGTCACAGATCGCCGCCGCGTCTTCGCCTCACCGCATCGTCACGAGCCAACGAATCAGTCACGCACGAGCGCAACTGCTCCAACTGCGGGCGGGTCAGCACCACCGCCGCGCGAACATCACCGGAGTCGAACGACACACGGAAGATACCCGGATAGGCCTCGTAATTATCCACGCAGACCCTAGTAGCCGTACCCATACCGACTCCTCTCGTCATCGTCGTCCCACAGCCACCGCCAGAACGCGCACAAACCAACCGCCAGCAACAACGCCGGCAACTCACAAGCCACCTATGCCGCCCAAGTTCAGAATCGACATCGACGAAAGCGGGGCGCGCTTCGTCCTCACCAACATCGGAGGCCCCGCGCGCAACATCTCCGTGTTTGCCGAAGCGGTCGAGGGAACCTACACGAACACATGGAACAGCCCTTTCGGAAGAACCGATAGCAAACCATGGGCGCTGTCCGACATTCATTTCTTCAACATTGAACTGCCGAAACTGCGCGAGGAGCGACAGCAAGGCGGCACCACATTCTTTGACGGCCGCGTAGCCATCCTCCCAAGGCTTCAGATCGCTGTGCTCGCCGCACTTGACCATCACGGTCCAACGATCGAGGCCGGGATTTACGCAGGTCATGGCCCGGCGCATGGTTTCCTTGCCGCGCGGGTTGCGCACGATGGCGGTGGCACCCACCTTGGTACGGCCTTCGATGAACACCTGGGCGGTCATCTCAAACGGTTCGCCGAGTTCCACACGGGCGGGGAAGATGCCGCGCTCCTCGGCGGGAGTGATGTCCATGACATTGATGCGGCCGAACTGGCCGGGCTCGTTTGCTTCGATGGACGGTGCGGGGGCTTCGACAGCCAGGCCTTTCAGCGCTGCTGCGGCGCGTGCCGTTTCGGCGCTGACTCTCTTGCGCTTGGTTGCGGGGCTCTTTCGGGCAGAAGTCGCCTTTGACTTCGTTTTCGTGGTGCTGTTATCGGTATTACTAGTGCGCGTGGTCGCGCGATGTTGTACTGCTGCCATAAGGTCCTATTATAAGGGCTTTTGAACATATGTTGCGCATTGTGGATAACTATCAGGTAAACGTTCG